GCAACTACTGGTGCAACTTTAACTTTTTCAAATGGCGCTCCATCAAATGGTAAAGATGCCGTAATTAAATTAACAGGAACAATCACTGGAAACATTGATGTAATAATTCCTGACTCTGTAGAAAAAACTTACATAATTCAAAACGGAACTTCAGGTGCATTTACTGTAACTGTTAAAACTACTTCTGGTTCTGGAGTAACATGGGGTACAACAGACAAAGGTACTAAAATGGTTTACTCTGATGGTACTGATGTTGTTGACACAGCTTTCACAGATTTATCTTCAGACATTACTCCGCAATTATCTGGAGTTCTAGATACAAATGGAAATGATATCATCATTGATGATGCAGGTGCAATTGAAGATGATTCAAATAATCCATATATTAGATTTCAAAAAACAGCTTCAGCTGTAAACTACTTTGATGTAACAAACCAAGCAACTGGTTCTAATCCATCAATAGCTGCAGTTGGTTCTGATACTAATTTAGATTTTCTTTTAAATCCAAAAGGTATTGGAAGAGTTACATTAAATGGTAATGGTAAAATTCAAGGTCTTGCAGAAAAAGTAAATGTCAATGCTACATATACTTCAAACATTAACATTGATACAAATACTCAAGCAGTTCAATTAGATACTGCAGCAGCTAATGCAAACTTTACAGTTAATTTAAGAGGTGATGGTTCAAATTCTTTAGATGCGTCTATGGACACAGGTGAATCAATCACAGTTGCATACATTTCAAAACAAGGTGCAACAGCTTATTATAATACAACAGTACAAGTAGACGGAACAACTGTAACTCCAGTATGGCAAGGTGGATCTGCGCCAACTAGCGGTAATACAACATCAAATGATGTGTATACTTACACAGCTATCAAAACAGGTGGTTCAGTATTTACTGTACTTGCAGCGCAAACGCAATTTGCATAATAGGAGGATTATAGAAAAATGCCTTTATTAGGTTCAAGAGGAGCAGGATCCGCGAAAGGATTTGGATCGACATCTGGAGGTTTAAAACTTCAGGTAGATTATTTAGTAATAGCAGGCGGTGGAGGTGGAGCTAACGCACAAGACGGTGCACCTTGTTCCGGAGGAGGAGGTGGTGCAGGAGGTTACAGAACTTCATTTCCAGGGGGAACAAAAATACTTTTAACAGCGGCTACATCTTACCCAATAACTGTTGGAGGAGGAGGTGGACCTACTACAAATGGAAGTGATTCTATATTTTCAACAATCACATCAACAGGTGGAGGTTCTGGAGGAAGAAGTGGTTTTCAGATTCCTGGAATACCTGGTTCACCTGGTGGATCAGGTGGAGGAGGTGGAGGAGCCACTTTTGGTGGATCTGCTGGTACTGGTGGAGTAGGAAATTCACCACCAACAAGTCCATCTCAAGGATTTCCTGGTTTTTCTGGTGCTGTACCTATAGCTTGTTCTTCTGGTGGTGGTGGAGCTGGTGAGGGAGGTCCAACTTCAACTGCTAGAAAGATTGGTGGAATAGGTGCAACAAATTCAATTTCAGGATCTTCTGTTGATTATGCAGGAGGAGCTGGAGGAGGTGCAAATGGATGGTCAGGATTAACTGCAGGAGGTGGTGGTGGAAATCCGTCACCAAGTGGTTTTGGATATGGTGCAGGACATGGTGCAGGATCTCCAAATATTCCTGCTGGTGCAGGAGTAGCTAATACTGGTGGCGGCGGAGGTGGAGGTGGAAGAAACCAAAACCCTGGTTCAGGTGGAACTACAGGAGCTAATGGCGGATCTGGTGTAGTTATTATTAGATCTCCATCTGCGGTTGGTAGCAAACTTTCTGTAAGTCCTGGTACAAATACAAAAACAACTGCTCCAAACGGGGACACTGTATGTAATTTTACAGTTCCTGGAACTTTAACAACATCATAAAATGGCACATTTTGCAGAATTAGATATTAATAATAAAGTTATAAGAGTACTAACTGCTTGTAATCAAGATATTGCTAATAATGGTGGTGAATTATCAGAACAAGCTGCTTTACATTTTCAATCTTTAAATAAATTTAGTGAAAACGGTGTAAAATGGGTTCAAACTTCTTATAACAATAATTTTAGAAAACAATATGCTATAATTGGTCATACGTTTGATTTTATAAAAAATAAATTTATCGCACCGCAACCTTTTCCATCTTGGTCACTTGATGTTAATGACGACTGGCAAGCACCTGTTGCATTTCCTACAGTTATAACTTATGGAGTACCTTATGAAAATGAAAAAGGAATAATGATAACACCGCAATATGCAATTACTTGGGATGAAGTTGGACAAAAATGGATAGGTAAGGATAGAGAAAAAAATGAGTTTGAATGGGTTCCTTCATCTTCTTCTTGGATTTCTACAGGAAATTAGTATTTACTTTTATTAAAAAATATAATATAAACTGTGAAGAATGAATCTACAGAATTATTACTACTATTTTAAAAGTGCACTCACACCTAGATTTTGCGATGAATTAGTTAAATATGGAATTGCACAACAAGAACAATTAGCTCTTACAGGTGGTCAAACTGAAAAAATAAATAAAGGTAAAGATTTATCCGAAGAAGATTTAAAAGATTTAAAAAAGAAAAGAGATTCAAATATTGTATGGTTAGACGATCGTTGGATCTATAAAGAAATTCAACCATTTATACATCAAGCAAATAAATTAGCAGGATGGAATTTTGATTGGGATTTTTCAGAATCCTGTCAATTTACAAAATATAAATTAAATCAATTTTATGATTGGCATTGTGATTCTTGGGATGCTGTTTATGCAAATAAAGACAATCCAAATAAATTTGGTAAAATTAGAAAATTATCAGTAACATGTTCATTATCTGATCCAAAAGATTATGAAGGCGGAGAATTAGAATTTGATTTTAGAAATATGGATCCAGATAAACCAACAATTAGAAAATGTGCAGAAATAGCAGCACGTGGATCTATTGTAGTTTTCCCATCTCATGTATGGCATAGAGTTAAACCAGTAACGAAAGGAACAAGATATTCATTGGTTATTTGGAATCTTGGGTATCCATTTAAATAAAAAAATGAAATACGAAATAATAGATAATTTTTTAGATAAACAATCTTTTTTAAAATTAAAAAATGAACTTATGTCAAATAGTTTTCCATATTATTATTCTAATGGAGTTTCTTCTTTAAAAAAAGACGGTGCTTATTTTTTTCATTTATTTTATAGTGATGAATTTAATAAAAGTATATACTATAATTTAGTAGATCCAATTGTTAAAAAATTAAAAATTAAATCATTATTAAGAATAAAAGCAAATATATATCCACCTACTCCTAGAATAATAGAACACAATCAACATAAAGATTATAAATTTAAACATATTGGGTTTTTATATTATGTGAATACAAACGATGGTTTTACACGTTTAGGTAAAAATACAAAAATAAAATCAATAGAAAATAGGGGATTAATATTTGAACCTTATTTAGAACATAATAGTTCTACTAGCACAAATATGGAAGGAAGAATTAATATTAATTTTAATTATTTTTAAAATGGCAAAAACAGATCAATTACAAACTTCGGTTTATTTTAGTTCACCTATATATTATATTGAAATTCCAGAATGGGTAGATAATATAAATAAAATCTGCGATAAATATATCAAAGACGCAAAGAAAAAAAATGAAAAAATTATTAAAAAACGAGAAAAAAGATTTAATAAAAAAATAGGAGATCATGGAATGAGTCATCATTCTATGTCATTAGTTGGTGATCCTAGTTTAAAAGAATTAGAAGATTATATAGGAGCAACAAGTTGGAATATTTTAGATTCCATGGGTTATAATTTAAAAGAATACGAATTATTTTTTACAGAATTATGGGTACAAGAATTTGGTGAAAAAGGAGGAGGACATCACGAAGGACATATTCATTATGATAACCATATATCTGGTTTCTATTTTTTAAAATGTGATGAAAAAACTTCAGTACCTATTTTTCACGATCCAAGACCTGCAAAACTTATGTCACAATTACCATTAAAGAATGAACAAGAAATTACATTAGGGACACATCAAATTCATTACAAACCAAAACCAGGTACAATGATATTCTTTCCCGCTTATATGGAACATCAATATGTGGTAGATAATGGTATAGAACCATTTAGATTTATTCATTTCAATTTACAAGCTGTAAGAAAAATGATAACAGATACTGTTAGAAATATAGTAAAGAAGAAAAAATGAATTTTAAAAAAAATAAATATTTAATTATAAAAAAAGTAATATCAGAAGATCTTGCAAAATTTTGTTATGATTATTTTATGATGAAAAGACAAGTTGCAAGAACTATGTTTGATGCAAGATATATTTCTCAATTTACTACTGAATTTGGAGTTTGGAATGATCAACAAGTTCCAGAAACGTATTCTCATTATTCTGACATTGTAATGGAAACATTACTTATAAAACTTCTTCCAATTATGGAAAAAAATACAAAATTAAAATTAAATCCAAATTATTCATACGCTAGAATTTATAAAAAAGGAGATGTACTTCATCGTCATAAAGATAGATTTTCATGCGAAATATCTACAACATTAAATTTAGGGGGCGATTCTTGGCCAATATATTTAGAGCCATCTGGAAAAGAAGGATTAAAAGGAATTAAAGTAGATCTAAATCCTGGAGACATGTTAGTTTATAAAGGAAATGAATTAGAACATTGGAGAGAAACATTTGAAGGTGAAAATTGTGTTCAAGTATTTTTACATTATAATAATTTAAAAACAAAAGGATCTAAAAAAAATATATATGATAGACGTCCACATTTAGGTCTTCCCGCTTGGTTTAAAAAATGACATTTGAATTAGAAAATAAAATAAAAGAATTAGAAAATAAAATAAAAGAATTAGAAGAAAAACTTCAAATGGAAGCAATGGTAAAAAAATCTGAAGTTTTATTAAATGAAGAACTACAAGAAAGAATTGAAAAATTAGAATTTCATAAAGAAACATTAATAGAAATTAATGAAAAATATTCAAACATAATAAGTAAATTAAGAATTAGACTTAAACAGCTTATAATAAACTAGTGATAAAATTTAATTATTGGTATTGGAATAATATTTTAAATTTAAAAGAAATAAAAGAAATAAATAATTTTATAAAAAATAATTATGATCATATAGAAAGAGAAGAACTTAAAGCAAGAGATAATAATAATATAATAAAAAAAAATAATGAAACTTTTTTAATACATTATAAAAAAATAAAAAATTTTATATTTAATTTAGTTGAAGATTGTTATAAAGTTAACCAAAATTATTTTGGTTATGAATTGTGGAATCTTGAAAATGATTATTGTAATTATAATATATATAAATCATCTAACAAGTCAAATTATGATTGGCATGTAGACACTTCTAATGAACCTTACTCTGACATAAAATTAACAGTTTTGATAAATTTATCTGAAAAAGAATTTGAAGGAGGTGATTTTTACTTAGAACAAACAAATTTAGAAAAAATAGATGAATTAAAAAAAATAGGTTCTATGATTATGTTTAAATCACTTATAAGACATAAAGTTACTTCTATTACAAAAGGCGAAAGAAAAAATTTAGCATTATTTTTAAAAGGGCCTAATTTTAAATGAACGTAAAATTTGTTAAAGAATATTTAACAAATGTTAATTGGATTAATAACAAAAATTGGCAAGTAGAAGGAAACATTAAAAAATTATCAAATCAATATTACAAATTTGATATAAGATTTTTAAAAGATTTTGATGATAAAAAAGGAAAGCTTATAAGTTCAAAAAGTCAGGCGGATAAAGTCTTATTTGAAGATGATCAAAATTGGATATTAGTTGATACACAAGAACTCATAAAATACATGAAAGACCATAGTTTAAAAGAAGTAAAGTTAGAAGAATTGATTAAAAACATAGAGTGGAATATAATACTACCAAAAAATTAAAAAGCATATATAATGAGGTGCTATGCTTCAAAAACTACAGTTTAAACCCGGTTTTAATAAACAAATAACACAATCAGGAGCTGAGTCTCAATGGACTGATGGTGATTTTGTTCGATTTCGATATGGACTACCTGAAAAAATAGGTGGTTGGTCACAACTTACTACAGATAATTTAACAATACCTGGTGCTGCTAGAGCACAACATACATGGACTTCTTTAGCAGGAGAAAAGTATGCAGCAATCGGTACGTCACAAGGTTTGTTTTTATATTACGGTGAAGACTTTTTTGATATCACACCACTTGATACAGCAATCACTGGAGCTACATTTAGTTCAACAACAGGTTCTGCAACAGTAACTGTTAATAAAACTAGTCATGGATTGGTTGCTAATAGATATGTAACATTCT